TTCAAGCTTCTTCTGCACAACACCTTGTGCCACTAGCTGTGCCTGCCGCTCTAGGGGCTTCTGTTTGAGGGCCCGGTTTAATTTAGCGCGGAGGGTGGCAACTTCAGGGGCATAGCTCTTAGCAGCCCGGGGGTCTCGTTTGATGGCGGGGGTTGAAATAGCACGCTTCCTAATATCGTTGGCCATAGCCTTCAACTCGTTGGCGTGCTGTGCGTAAATACCCTCCATCAGTGTACCGGAGGACAGCTTCCTAGCATCGGTAGCCTCTGCCATCCTGGTGGTCTTGGTCTGCTTCTTGACTAGCTTGCCCTGCTTGTTAATATAGGACTCGCCAGTCTCCTCGTAGACCCTGCGACCAGTGGCTGCATCATATGGACCGCCCTTCGCTGCACTACGTGGCTTGCGATGGGGTACATACTTGACACCCTTGGACCTGGAAATAAGAGTGGCCGCACCTTTATCGGCGCCACCCTGGTACTTCCTCTTCAATGCGGCGATGCCGTTGTCTACCTCGGACTGTTTGTAGTTGAGATTATGCTTCTCAGCATCAATAACAACCATGGAGTGGCGAACAGCCCGGGACAATTCATCGGCACTGGCACCCTTGAGAGTCATGTCGGTAATAAGATTGGACACCTTACCCATCTGGGTCTGAGTATCCGACATCCTCTTCATCCCAGGGTAGCCAGGATATGTTCTCTTAGGGTCGAATCCCTTCAATCCCTTGAGCGGAGCGGTGGAACGAATCCGGGTCTTCCCCTTGTTGGGGATTACCAGGACGGAGTCGCCATCAAAATCAGCACCGCTAAGACGCTCAGCGACAGAAGGATGGATCCCAATAGCATCCCTAGCATTGCCAAGAATACTTCGAGACTTCTTACCTCGGTTGTTAACAGTGAGCGTAGGAATCTCGAAAGTCCCGCCATGAGGATAACGCACGAGACTAACAACGTCACCGTCCCGATAGTTAGGAGCATATACCTCACCCTTCTTGAGATGGGGCATCGGCAATAACACCTGAGACGCTTGACCTGGGAGGGCCTTGGCCTTGAGATGTACCGAAGCCGAGTCGCAGTCATCAGCCAGGGACATGAGCATCCGCTTACGAATAACAGGATTCGTAAGACCCATGATCTCATCGAGCTGCTTCCGCTTTTCATCACGGACAGCCTGAAGTTGGCGCTTGGCCAATTTGGGGGACTGCTTGGATAAGAACTGTGAGGCCAGGGACTGGGACCATGAGTCCCACTTGCCCTCCTCATTCACAATATTGAGTGCGCTCAGTTCCTTCTTGCCAGTCTTCGGGTCCTTAAATAACTTCTGTTTAACGACCGCACCAAATGGATTCTCGGGATCATCCTTCATGGGCTTGAGGACCGTGTGGTCCTTTGAGCCCAGCATCGGGGTGCCCTTCTTCTTGTTGGTGTTGAAGACTATGTCCTTGCCCTTCGGAATATCATCCGAGTACATGGCCATGCCCTTGAGGTAGTGCGTTCCGTCGACGGAAATACGCACCTGGGCGTAGTTGGAGCCACCGAGACTGAGCTCTTTGACTCCGCGGCGAAGCAGAATAACCCCGTCCATGTCAGTACCGCCGTCTTCGGCGTACTTGATGGCGACCTTCTTCGAAGATATGGCTCTAGGAGTGCGAAGCCCGGTCGACAGCAGCCCCTTCTCGTCGATGACCACACCAGGAGTACGGATCTTGTCCCTCTGTGCATGAATATCGGCAGCTTTAGTGCCAGGAGGGGCGAGAACCTTGAGAATGGTGTAGTTATCGCTGTTGGCCTGCTTGACCTTGACGTCGTGAGTAGTATATCCCTGAGCTTTCAGGGCCTCAACGGCCGTCTTCAAAGATGTCGACGAACACTGGAGGTTCTGCTCGACGCCAAGACCGTACTCGATGAACTTCTTCTGCTTCACCTCGTCGGCCAGAATATCCTTAACCCGGGTGATCTCGTCCTTGCGATATGATGCGTTGGGCTTGAGAAGCTCACGAACCGAGGACTCGTTGAGTCCCATGCGTCGACCGATCTCTGTGTTGGGCAGACCGGCGTCCTTGAGACGGGACGCTCGAGAAATATCGCCTGCCTTCTTCTCGGCACGAGCGATGCTGTTCAAAGCACGGTACTCGGTGGTGCTCATGCCCCAGGCCTTGGCAATATCGACCTCGGACATGCCCTGAGCCTTGAGTTTATCTCGCTCAGCGAGGAAGCCCTGGGCTGACTGATATGGATCCTTACCGGAGCCCCATGGGTAAATAACGACCCGAATGGCGCTTGGTGCCGTAGTGCATCAGCTCATCACGAGTCATGGGCCTCACCCCCAATGCGCTCGAACGTGTATCCTTTGCAGGTGGGCTGTAGCCCTCGAAGAGTCTTCGAAACACTACCTGGACTAACTCCAAGATAGCGGTCAACAGCTCCAGTGGACGGAAATATCTGTCCGGTCTCTCTTATTCGGACGCGGGTCACCGCATAGCACGGTTCAGCAAGACCTCGCTCGAATGCGTGAATCATGTTGCCCGATCTAGTTGTAAGTTCTAGATTTACAACGTGATTGTTTGTTTTGTCGCCATCGATATGATTGACCTCCCACCCATCAACACCACAGTCATAGAAGGCGTCTGCCACCAACCGGTGTACTGAGACGGTCTTTCGTTCGCCGGCTATCCATAGTTTGACACGAAGATATCCGGCCCTATCGGGAGACTGCTTCAGAAGCCGAAGCTTCTGCTTATCGAACACCTGTCCCCAAGAGCTAACATCGTACCGAGGAATACCCCGCGCTTCGTTCCACAACTCCATCAGGCGTCCTCGGACTTGATCTCCTCGATGAGTTTGTCAAACCAGACAATCTTGTCCATGATATGGGCGATGTCATCTGGCTTGGGGTTGTCTACCAGGATATCGTCGTTCTGGTAGATGCGGGTCTCGACGTTGATCTCGCCAGGCAGCTTCTCGTACTCAAGGCAGAACAGTGCTGCGTAAATATGAAGCTGGACCATGTTGACTCGAGTCACGCCGGTCTTGAGGTCATGGATGCGGAGAAGATGCTTCTTCTCGTCGAAGCCGATGGCGTCGGCGGTCCCGAATGCGTTCTCGCTGTGATATAGAACAACCTCAGGGTCAAGACCGTAGCCAATGGCGTCGTTCACGTAGGCGTTGAAGGTGGCCTTGTTCCTCGGCATTCGCATCTTTAGGCGAATATGCTCTGCGGCCAGGGCGTGAAGCCTGGTCCCCATCGCTGCCGCCTGTGCTGTCCTGAAGGCCTCGCCCAGCTTCTCGTCGTCGTAGTTGACCCAGCTGTGCTTGCTGGCGCTCAGAAATGCGTGCAGGCCCTCCAGCCTTGAGTGTACGTTCCAGTTCATCGAGCGTTCCTTTCTCGTTCTCTGGGTATATGAATGATGCGAAGGACCACTCACCGAGCTTGCCGATGAAATGGTCCTGGTTCGGTCGGTGAGCAGCGTCGGCGCTTCTCTTGACCTCGAGTGCGGCCCACTTGGATCCGAATATGATGATCAGGTCAGGTATGCCCTGATTGTGGTTCGGATCGTTCTTGAGGACGAGGCAGCCAGGAAGGCGTTCCTCGATCCTGGATATGAGTCCGCGCTGGTAGTCGCGTTCGAGCATGGGGTCTATCCTCGAATCAAGAATTATGCCCACGGCTGGCCGGCCAAGGGGGTGGAAAGCGGTGAGAAACTGGTAGACAAATTCGATCAGATTATCGTCGGCGGCGATTACACGTTCAGCAAGCGCACGGCGTTGCGCGGACAAATCGGCTATCTGCGCGTCGGTGGCAAAACCCGCCTGACTGCGGCGGAGCGGGGCAAAATCGAGCAGAGCGGCGCATCGTTGGGTATGGTGCACAAGTTCTGACCGCCCGATAAACGGATAAAACCTGCCCGAAGGAAATCGGGCAGGTTTTTTTTGCCGTTTCAGACGGCCTCTGTGTTAGTTCGGCAGCTTTCCGTATCCGAAAGTTGCTCGATAATCGGGCAGTCAGGGCGATTGTCGCCGCAGCAGCAGTCGTGCCAGTTTTTCAATGTGTTTACCATGTCTTGCAGGCGGTCGATTTTGGCTTGCAGCGTAGCGATGTGTTCGGCGGTCAGCCGTTTGACTTCGGCGCTGGTGCGTTGCGGGTTGCTTTTCAGTTGCAGCAGCGTTTTAATCTGCGCTAGAGAGAAATCCACGTCGCGGGCGTGCCTGATAAAGCTCAGGTTTTCCAAATCCTGTTCGGTATAGCGACGGTAGCCCGATTCGCTGCGTCCGGCGGGCCGGATAAGGCCGATTTTTTCGTAGTCGCGAATCATTTTGCTGCTCAGGCCGCTGCGTTTCGCCATTTCGCCGATGTTCATCCTGTTCCTTTCTTTTCAGACGGCCCCACAAAGCCGCGCGTAAAACATAAGGCCGTTTTGCGGGATATTAAAG